AACGGTTAGGAATGATTGAGATAGTACCAAAGTCAGAAACATACACGTCTGCTGCACCGATGATAGATGCTTGAACATTGCTAGGTACGTCTTTATAACGTGTAGCGATGCCGGCAAATGTAGATGCAACTACTTTTTGTGCTGGAGTAACCATCAAGATTGTTGGATTACCACCGTTAGTGTAAGCAGATTGAATTACTGTGTTTAACAATGTTGCTGTAAAAGCACGATCTGTACCAGTAACACGAGCAGTAGTACCAGCAGAGCCAGCAGAGCCAGTAGAACCGACTGAACTGTTAGTGCTTAACCATGCTTGTAAACCGCCTAAAGTACGAGCAGTTGAAGCATCACCAGCAGCAGCAACTTGGTTGCTAAGTAAGATAGCTTCCATGTCACGTTTGATTTCAGCAGAGGCTTTAGCCAATTGGTAAGCCTTTTCTGATTTACGACCAGCTTTGTTTACTGTTTCTAATGTACCAGAAATCTTAACAGTTTTAGCTGAGATTTGTGTGCGATTACCAACACGTACTGATGGTGATAATGTTGCATCAGATGCAGCAGCACCCTCAACTACAGCGTTAGAAGTGTTTACAGCAGCAAGGCTGTCTTTTTGCCACTCGTGATATACGGCAGTAGCTTTAGTTTTACCAACAGATGACATGAATGGAGTATCTGTAGGTGAGATGTTGTAAATAACGTCAGATAAATCTTCACGTTGCCCAATTGCTTGATAACTTTGATATGTAGCCATTTTAATTCCTTAAATAAATGTTTCAAATGCAGAAGCTGCGTCACGCACCCTGCCTGTTTTTTGTAATTGCGCCATAGCACGTTTGCCCTGATCAGTATTTACGGATGTATTACTGTTACCAGATTTAATCGTTCTAGGTGCTTCGCTAACCCTCTTGTTTAGTTGAGGCTTAGACTGTTGTAATTTATCGTACTGCATTGCTTTGTACAATGCTATAACGTGCCGAGAATCTCGTACTTGAGATAGCTCTTGGTCTGAGAATCCTAAGTTCTTTGCAAACTTACGCAAATCTGATCTTAGTGCCTCGCCTTTTACTGGATCGCTGTACTCTGGTAATGACTGAGATAGCGTAGCAGCTTGTTGAGATAAGTATTGTTGCAAACCTTGCTGTTGCTCCGCTTGTTGCTGTTCTGCAATTCGGTATCTTTCAGCTTGTATTGCCAATAACTGCTCTTTATTCTGCGACATTTCTGCCACCCTTACAGCGTAACCAATTGGATCATTCTCTTTTAAAGAGGCTAGATCTTCCTGTGGTTGTTGAGCATTAAGTAACTGCTCCATTGCTTGCAATCGTTCTGCATAAGCATCACGCATATACTTGGCTTCATCAATAGCTCGTTGTTCAGCCTCTACTACTTTACGTTGCTCTGCTAGACCTTGCGTTTTTTTGGTATAGTCCGCACCTTGCTGGGCTAGTGATTTTAGTTCAGTTAAGGTTAGTTCTTTATCTTCGCCACCGACTTTAACATTGTACCGTTGTTCGTCTTGGTCTGATTCAGACTCCTCTGAGCTATCATCTGCTTGCTCTTCTGGTTGTTCGTCATTACCTTGCTCTTCCTGCTCTACTGGTGCAGCTTCTGCTTGCCCTTCTTCGGGTGCTTCGTCTGATCCCATTAGACCTAAGAATGCATTTGTTGCTTCACTAATAGTGCCATTGCTTTGTGTGTCACTCCCTGATGGGTTGGTGTCGGTAGTCATTTAAATCTCCATAATGCTAGTGCGCCTAGCCACGTTTTATAGATACTATAAAATCTTCCAGCGTTTAGCGTTAATCTTTCTATCATCAGCTAGAGCTTCAATGTGTGCTTTCACATCACGAATAGCTATTAGCTTGACATATGCATCTTGACGTTCATCGTAGTCATAAAGTGGTGAGTTAGACCACCTCTGCATCTGCATATCTTCCATCTCTTTAAACACATCCAAGAACTTTTGATCTTGGAGCATATTATTAGCCCACTCTGAATTGGTCATTTAAACCCTATATATAGTGATTAATCAAAATTATCTACTACATCTTGTGGTACAGCATTTATACCACCTTTTACGATTGCATTCAAGTTAGAAATCGCTTTCATAATAGAATCAAGTTGTGCTGACTGAGTTTTACTATCAGACTCACTAGCCTTAATTTCAAGCTCTGCCTCTTTCAATCGTAGTTCATCTTGCTTAACACGATAGTCAGCTTCCATCTTAACAGCCTTCTGCTCTAACTCTAATTGCTTACGTTCATTATCTAACTGCATTTTTTCACGATCTAATTCTAACTTAGCCTGTGCTGTTTGTGCATTCAGTTGAACTTTATCTGCCTCAACTTTTGCGTACAGTTGGGCAGCCTCAGATGTTGGATCTGCTGGTGCTTGTGATGCTTGCTGTGCTATTTGCTGTTCTATCTCTGGTGTAATGTCATTGATGAATGATGTTGTGTCCTTGAACCCAGCCATTTCAATCATACGACCTAGAGTGCCACGATATTGAGTCACGGTTACTAATGGGTTGTTAGCACCGTACTTGCCGATGATCTCTTCCTGTTTAGCCATAATCATTTGCAACATAGCGATCTGCTCTTGACGATTACCGTTACCCAGACCAACATTGATACTCACATCGTATAGGTTAGACCACTCACGAGGATCGTAAGCTACCCACTTACCTCGCATACGAATTGTTTTCTCTTTCGTTTGGTATTTACACAATAAATGTAATATACCTCTGAATAATGATTTAACCCCTGTTTCAGCAAACAAACGAGCCATTAGCTCTAACTTACCTGCCGACTGTTGCATCATCGCTGCTACGGCAGTTGCTGTAGTGTTCTGAAGCACATTAGCATCAAGACCTTGTTGCATATCACTAACACCAGTACGTTTAGCCTGTACAGCATCCAGATACTCCATCATTGGGAATGACTGACCTGCTGTATTTTGTACTGTCAATGGTACGACAGCATTAGGATTCTTCATGCGAACAACACCACCTGCCGTGCTAGTCAATAGATCATCCAAGTTTACCTGACCTTCTACAGCACCAACACGATAGTTGTTTGTTAAGTATAGGTTATCAAGCATCTGACGTAGGATCGTAGACTTAGTAAGTTGTAGATCCATTGTACGATCAGCTAGTGATTGACCAAAGAATTTATGTGGAATTGGAATTGGGCATATAGAATGGAATGGCACGTAGTCACACTCTTCGTCTGATAGGATCTTCTCACCAGCCATGATGATTCTACGCATCTCTAGCAGACCATCTGATCCTGTGTCTACCTTGATGTAGCACTCAAATACTTCTACCTCTTCCATTGACTGATCTGAGCTTTGTGCATAGTCAGGCTGTTCATCACGACCAAAACGAGCTAGACGTTCTGGAGCATACTCTAACCTGTCACCAGATGGAATTGTATCTACCTCTACCTTGTCATATCCCATTGCGATCAAGTCACCACGAGAAATCATCCTGCGATGTGCAGTAAATGGTGAATCTTCAATAGTCTTGGCACGTTTACTGATCAAGAACTCTTCTGGCGGTACAGTTTCAATAGCGATACGGCTCTTGTCATCTGTACGTTGTATTGTTACGTTATGGCTTTGATAGGTGATGCCGTCTGCACCAATGATATTGTCGGTAGAGTGCTTAACTATCTCATACTCGTCTGTCTGCATGACCATAGCTAACTCGTCATCGCTAAGACCTTTGTACTTCTCTTTGGTAACGTCTTTTTTCTCTTCCCAATAGGCTTTGACTACTCCGACCTTCTGAAGTAATGCATCCTTGAACCAGTTATGCAGGATTAAGAATCCATCGTTGTCTTTATAGAATACCCAATTAGCCATGTCACTAGCCTGATCAGCTAACTCTTCTTCACCATCCTTAGTTGGCTCAAATCGTACAGCATCCTCACATGATGTGAACACCCGAATTAATTGCGGTAGTGCGCCATCAATTGCCTCTGCCACCTCACCAGTAACGACCTGTGACTTGCCTTCTACCTCATTACCATACTTATCTCGCATATAGTAATTCATGGCTTCAGCACGAGCTTGAACTGTATCTGACTCCAAGTAGCCAATAGCGTTATTGATCTCGTCTGCTACGAGTGCTTTAAGTTCTTCTTGATTCATTCTATACCACCCATGCTGTATTATGTTTTAATGGTTTTGACCATGTTGTATCTACATCTACTAAACCTATTGCAAGGTAACGTAAGCTATCAGCAAAGTGTGATGTCCAATCATGAACTGGCTTATCATAAAATACGTTCTGCTTCTCGTTAAATTCTCTTCGGTAGTTTCTTATTGCAATTCTACCGTTCTTAGTGCCTTCAGTATCAAACCAGCATCTAGGAAGAATACGTCTAACTGCTTGAATGCCATCTGCAATAGATAGGCTTGGTGCTACTGTAACATCTAATCCTGCTTCCATTAATACTTCTAAACGACTACGACCAGTTGTCATCTCTCTTACCCTCACATCGTGCGGTAGAATTTGCTGACCTTTATCATAACCATTATCACGTAACCAACTAACATAGTAATCCAATCCTACTCCATGATTCTCTGTACAGTCTATCAGTTGAATCTCTTTACCAACTATCTGAGCCACCCAGATACAAGTTGAATCAGAAACACCCAGATCCCAGCTACACACAATCTTAGCCAGTTTGTCTTTAGGAATTTTAGTAACTCTATTTTCTGTATCTGCGTCATTTAGTAATGCCCCATAATATGCTCCCTCTACAGGGGCATCAAAACTACACTCAAACTCTTGAAGAAACTTATCTTCACCCATCTCATTACGTGCGCTTGCAAGCTCTACTGCATCAACGATACCTGTATCACTTGACTTGAACTCTAGGAATTTCCATCCATCAGTTACCAATGCACGTTCTTTAAAATCTCTAAAGTGGTTGTTACCTTTAGGTGTACCAATAAATAGGCAGTAGCCCTTTCTATCTGCTAGTGCTGGTCTAATAATCTCATTCCAAATCTTTGGATCTTGATCGCCAATTTCATCTAGCACTACACCATCAAAGTATTGACCACGTAAACTATCAGCATTCTCACTACCGTACAGGCTTATCCTTCTGCCCATGAAATCTACTCTAAGCTCTGCAATGTTTGCAGTAGCTCCAAGTGATCTTGTGTACTCCACCAAGTAATCCCATGCTACCCTCTTTGCTTGGCTATACGTTGGTGCAATATAAGCATAGCGAGGATTCTTCTGATCGTTCTGTAATGCAGAATGTACCAATTGTAAAATAGCAGAAACAGTTTTACCCATCCGTCTATGTGCTACAGCTACAACAAAACGATATTCTTTTACTGCCTTGTGTATCTCTTTCTGTGGCAATCTAGGCTTATAGCCCAAGTTAATTGGCTTAGTAGTTGTCATCTATACCTGTGACAATCTGAATCACCAATGGTGCTTCTGGATCACCTGTTACCTTGTTCTCTTGTACCGCCTTACCTTCCATACGATCAAAGACTTCTTTAATAGCTGAGATGTCACCATCCTCTGCCTTAGTCACCAAAGCCTCAGTAATCTTTCTTGCCCTTAATGCCTCGTCTTGAACTAATATCCTTCTCAGAGTATCGTTCATTATCCTATTGACTTTACTAGAATGTTCATTGCCCTTATTGGACTCTGCTGCCTTCACTCTAGCTGCTGCTAATTGTGCCTCTTTCTGTTCTGTCATGATGTTGTGACTCCTATTGGTTGGTCACCCTTAATTAATATAATTAGTTGTTGCTTTGTGTATACTTTATCTATATTATGTATCTGTGCTGATTTGGTACATAACTAGGGGTTAAAAATGGTTTCTTTAAATGATGCAATTAGTAAAGCTAAAAGTCTTTCTCAATTAGTGATCAAAGTATCTTACTTTAATGGATCTATTGAGTATTATGTCCTTCCCTCTATTCCCGACAAAAATGAGTATATCCCCGATGGTTACGATGGTGATGTACTGCTTGTTGCCGATTTTAGCATAAACAAATGAGTAAATTAATATGATAGAACAATTTTTTATTGCAGCAACAGAACTGGTTGCCATGTACCTTATGCAATCTACTAAATATACTGATCGTAAGTATTCATCTATATTTGGTTTACTTGGTCAGCCATTCTGGTTTTATGCATCCTTCACCCACCAGCAATGGGGATCATTTATTATTGGTTTCTTCTTTACTGCCCTCTGGTTAAAGAACTTTAAGTATTACTGGCTTAGTCCTAAAGTTAAGATACTTAAGCCTAAAGAGTATCACTTCCTAATCATGGATGCCGTTAATAAGCTACCATTAGATCTTTCATATCTTGACCACAAAGATTACATTGATAGAGTCTTGAAAGAAGCTCTACACATCAAGTAGCTATCTTAGTATACCTTCCTGCCATGTCCAATCAGGCATCAATCCTGTTTTCTGATCAGCAAATATAGTATTCTCTGTGTTTGCTGTTCTGTTTATGTCACCGTGCTTACCAAAGTTTAGCCATGAGTTTTGTCCTCTGGTTTCACTTGTTGCAGCAGGTAGTGCCTGTGGGCTATACATCTTGGCATGGGATTGATAGGCATTCTCTTCACCACCAGCCCTAAAGCCTACACCGTGCTTAGAGTGACCAAATACATCATGCACGGCTCTGAATAAATCGTTTGCCATTACATCCTGACCACCCCACTTCTCACCTGTTCTCATTAGCAATGGGTTTGCTGCACTAGCTACATTCTCTGTACCAAATCCTGATGCCGTAGGAAACACGAACATATGCTTATTGGTAACAATGTCATTGATAGCGTTTCTTGGATTACCGTATACGTCTTTGCCCTCTGGCATGAACTCAAATTTATAGCCAGCCTTTCTTAGTGCCTCGTACTGTGCTTGAGTTTCATTTACCAATGCATCGTAGGCAGCCTTTACGTTCTTGTCTGCTGGGTTGTCTTTCATTACCTGATATGCTTGTGCAATTCTTTTTGCTCGTATTGGATCTACTGATGCGTATTGAGTCTGTGTCTTGTAGGGTAGACCACGATCTGCTGCGTACTGACTAGCAATATCAACAATGCGCTGATCTGTACCAAATTGCTCTAGCTTACCACCACCAACATCAATGAGTTTTGGCATACCCTCTAGTGGTTTACCTAAGAATTTTATTGGGGGATTCATAGCCAATGTCTTTCCACCAGCCATCCCAGCAGTTGGTGCAGCAAATCCACCACCCATTAGATTCAGCCCTACGTTCATGGCTTCTTGTACACCCTGTGGCGAATCTGGATTAATCTCACCACGATAGGCTCTCATGGGGGCAGTTATAGCGTCTAATAAACCTTGAGCAACAGTAGGCATACCAAAAGAAACTTCTTTGGTCTTGATGTCTTTCTTAAATGGCAGTAAGTTGCCACGTATGTATTTTTCTTCGTCTAGTAAGCCAGCCATATGATTACCAATGCTATGTTGTATTAAATTTATATGTTACAATAATATCTCATAGGAGAAAATTATGTCTAAAAAAACTCATTCAATTTCTTTTCTTGTAGATGAATATACTGGTGCTGATTATGATTCTAATTTAGTTCCATTTGAAGGTTTTTATAACAGATCTACTGAAGATCAAACCTCTATTCTTGATTCTATTATCAAATGCATAGAACTACATAAAAGTATTACTAACGATTAAACAGTTTTTTTAATCTGTCTATCTCTGCTTTATCTAAAAAGAGAGATGAATCATTATGTAAATCTCTTAATGAGTGAATTGTATTTTGTGCTTTAGTTGATTCGTGTAGCGGCTTGCCTGTTTTAGATAATACTCTGTCATAGATATTATTATAGACATCGCCATAAGCATCAGATGTTTTAACCATTGGTGCATTACCAATATAGTTGCCAAATGAATCATAGTTATATGTCTTGTGTCCTGATCCAAATTTAGATAGCTCTGGAGCTTTATTTAAATCCATCTCATACCATAGCAATCCTAGATCATGTTTTTGTGCATTACTTAATCTTGGATCGGTTAGTGCTAACCTAAAATCTTCTTCATTAAAGCCTAATAGCTTTTGACCTTTAACACTTGTCCATTTATCTAACACCACCTTACGCAAATCTGATGGCAATCCAGCTAATCCTTCACCACGTTGTAACTGACCTAATGCACCAGAGTCTGTAATACCTATCCAATCTGAAAATGGTTTTTTCCCATTAACAGAAAAGTTTCTTACCATTTCATCTACTGGTGCAGCAGCTTTTGAAGTAATGCCTTGACTTTTAACCATAGCATTTATTAATTCAGTTGGCATGGTAGAGAAGTTATATCCCATTTCGCTTTGAATATTTGGGGCAACTATTACACGACCACTACCGTTTCTAGCTAAATTTTGTTCACGAACTTTAAGCGCACGAGCATGACTGCCTAATGTGGCATTTTTAGTAGATGCCATGATAATGCCTTTTTTAGCAAGATCAGCATCTTCCATAAATCCAGCACCACCTTCTGTAATGAATTGGTATTTAGGATCTATTGGAATGCCAGATACGTTTGTAACTATAGTATTTCTAGGTGTCCTATCTATAGGATGTGTTACTACACTAGCACCTTCCCAATCGTCAGGATTAAATTCTTTTGGTGAAACCTTACTTCCAACAGTAGTTGTTTCAAAGTTTTTACCTAGATTTGGATCTTTTGGATTATAGGCATACATCTTAACGTCTGGAGCAATCTTTCCGAGCAGACCAGTACCTTCATATCCCTGTCTTAATGCTTCTTTCCCTAGATACTTTGCTGCCTTACCTGCCCCTACCGCAGCAGGTTTAATCATAGGGATCATCCCAGCAGCATCAATAAATCTTTCGTCAGGCAAACCATCACGCATCATTGGCTTACCCTGACTAAAGTCTTGTATTAGCGATTGAGTGCCAGTAAGACCAGTTAGATCTGCTGCTGATTGACCACCAACTAATGGTATGTCTTTATTGAGTGCATAGTAATCTAATGGTTTTTTAATTAGACCTAACACAGATGCGATAGATGCGGTAATAGGCTCTTGCTTCTTGCCCATTAGCTGCATAAATTGTTGTTGTGTTAAGGCTGACATATGATCACCAATGATGTATTGCGTTTAAAATAAGTGTAATGTTAGCCGTTACAGCTAATAGCATAACGAACCAATGATCATTCATTTCTTAGGTGGTTTTTTTGATTTCGGTTTACAAGCCATTTTATTCTTCCGTTGGATCTTCAAAGTCTTTCTTTTCCCATGCGCTGCATAGGCGAGAAGTATGGCAGATAAAGTCTAGCTTATGGCAGTAGCCACGTTGCACCTGACCATCATACAGATCAAACTTGTTTAGTGGGATAGCTTCCATAGCCTCAAACATTTCTGGTGTGTTGTCGTAATACTCACAATTAGCACATCGCTGACGTTTTACTTCTGCTGGAGTGATGCGAAACATCTTAGCCATCTTAGCCCAATACTCAGTATTAGGTAGATCTGGATTAACTGCTCCGAGAGAATAGTTATCAATGGCATTCTTGGTATTACTAGCGATTTCTTTGGCAGAGCCAATAGTAGTCTTTGTATCTAGTAAACCTTTAGACATCATTTTCATAACTATCCTTAGAATAAGGTGCTTCTCATACCATCAGTAGCACGGACTGTTGCCAATCTTCGTCAAGGGGCTTAAGGTATATCATGTGCAGTTGCCACCACACTAGAATAAAAAAGTAAGGTAATTATGCTTTTACCCTACTATAAACTGTTGCGCTAATATAACATAATTAGATGTCTTTATCAATATGAGCTTTATAGCCCATTCTTTTTAGTTCGGCATTAGCATAAAAGATTATTTTCTTGATGCCACGTAGTTCATCCGAGTGAGATGACTGACCATAGCGATAACACTCACGGAATATTTCACCGATCTGTGCATTCATGTTCTTGTGGCTAATTAGATCCTGTAGCTGGCTACACTCTTCTGGTAGCTCATAATAAGATGCGGTTGATCCATCGCTACGTTCTACACTTGCATTAAAGGACATCATTACCAATCACTCCCCGACATAGTTGATCCACTTACATGATTTTTAGGTGACTTCATTGCTAACCTATCTAAGTGACGTTGCTGATTATACTTTTCCTTAAGGTCTGCCTTATCAAAATTAATTACCCTAGCACCCTTAATTGTTGGCTCTTCTGCTTCCATAGCGATTCCAGTTGAGTCAAACTTAAGTTTCTGGATCTGACCTCTGCCCATTGGCTTAAGATCTGAGTCTTTAAAATCTCTTATGGTTACATAAACATATTTATCTTTAGCGTTTACCTTTAGGTTTTGTACAGTCTTTTGAATGAATCCTTCTTGCACCAGAGTATCTGAAACATGACGGACTGATCCAGTATTTGACTTTGGATAGTTAGCAAACATTTCAGAGATAGTGCGAGGTGTCTTGCAGAACTCACAATAGGATTTATATCTAGCCAATCTTACATAGTCATTGGCAGTAGGCTCACGTTTTACGTTTTGCTTGAATACCACATAAGCCATACCTGCTTCCTCTGGTGAGTCATATGATCCGATTTGCTGGATCTTCCCATTAACCCTGCATTGAGCAATCCATTTCTTTTTGGTAGTTGCAAAATAAATCCCATTACTACTCATAACAAACCTTTCAATTTTTCTAGTAACTCTAACTCTGTGCCAAAATTGGCTTCAAATGCTAACCTTCCTGCATGAATTGCTACACCGTGACCACCGTTTCTGTGGTGATGTGGGCATAGTGGTATAACATCCTTGCTCTTCATTCCTAGACCTGCCCCTGTTCGCAGGTGGTGTATCTCTGCTGGCATACGACAGATAATGCACCCTAATTCTGCTACACGATTAAAGTATTCTTTATTACTCTTGCTCATTGAATGCAAACCCTATGCTACCTGACCATAACTCAATCTTGTTTTGATAATCAGCCATCTCAGCAGTATTAAGTTTTGTTGTACTCTTTACCACCTCAAATAACTCGCCATTTACTTCACGTTGGCTACGCAGAAACTTATATCCCATAAGCTCATGTACACCATCTGGTGATTCGCCAATATACTCGCCAAGTGCTGTATATAGTTTCCAGAGCCTTGCATTCTGATCTAGTGTGCGTTTACTTTGCTTTTGTAATACATTGCATACATAGCCTACAGATAGATCTAAAGATTGAATCTTTGCAAATAGGTAGGGTAAATTGCTATTACTTAAATTAAAGTTTTTAATTTCCATCAGTAAATGTAACCTTAACTAAAACGTCAATGTAAGCAGGAATCTTGAACTTTCCAGATTCATATTTTGCAATGCTATCCCTAGTCCTAAATAACCGTGCGCCAAATTCTTTCTGTGACATATTTAATTTTCTTCGTAACTCTTTAAGCTCTTCGTGTGTCATGTAATTATCCTCAGTTGATGATAGAATTATTATAGTCTACTCTTTATACATCAGTCAATATACTTCTAGCTTTTTTCTTGGCTTCATCTAGTGTTTTAAAGTAACCAATACTTTTGTTTCCATGAGTTAATCCATACTGGACAGTTTCCCTAGAAAAAAACTTAGCTATAATAAATTCACCTGACTTAATGTGATATTTATTTACCTTAAGCCAATCCATAGTTATCGCCTAGTAAACTCTTAGCAGCCTCAATTGATCCCTCTGGAAAGTTTTGTGGTGTAGCTAATATTCTCTTAGCCCATTGATGAAAGTCTGTTTTAGGTTTCAACTTCTCAGCAATAAACCTATTTAACTTATCAACATTTTCTTTGTTCTCAGCATAGCTTACAGGTGCTGGTAAGGCATGATATTCAGATTCACGAGGCTTACATAGCTGAACTATATCTGCTGGCTGTGGTAGCTTGTTAGGTGTGTCTGTCCACTTGTCAAAGGCACGACCTACAACACCAAACTCAAATCGTTCTAACTTGTGCCACCAGATACGCAGCATCTCTTGCTCTGGTAATGGTTTACCATAAATACTAAATACAGCATTGATCATTTCTTTAAATGCTTTTTTGTCTGAATCAATCATTGTTCTTCTCCATTGAAACTTTCTTCAGCTTTTACTTCTATAAAAGATAAAGCTATGTCATAACTAACTTTTAAAATAGCTAGAGGCATTGTAATAAACCAACATAACGCAATTATCCATTTCATCCGTTCTTCTCCTTTAAAGCCTTCTCAATAGCACGAGCAATATCTTTAAAATCATGTTCGCCACCAGTACAAGGATAAATAAGATTTATCTCCTCATCACTCAAACTCTGCCACTCACGGCTTGGTGTGGTGTATAGGGGTTCAAGTATGCAATCCCCTCTAGCTTTAAAATGGTCAGCCTTTTCGCTATCAATAATCGCACAATCATTATTTCCATATTCGTTTGTTATAAACCAAGCCACAGGCTCTTGAGTTTCAGCTTTAAGCCGTTCAATTTCATCTGCCGCTTCTTGGCATAAACCAAATAACAGGGCATTGGCTTTTGCAGGTGTACTAAAGTTATGTGGGTATGCTTTCATTGGGTCATTCAATATCTCCACTAAGTTGTATAATTGAGCCACCACCATTTGACCATCTAAGCATAGCCAATGTTGAGTTTCAGCTTTAGGCATACCTTCCACATGGGTATCACGCAGATACTCGTCATTCAATTCTCCTACGGTTGGTTCTAATGCTTTTATACAGGCATTACGCACAACATCAAGCTCACCTCTGGCTTGCCATGCCGCTTGAGCATGGATATATTCTCTCAAGGCTAGTGGGCTTTGTGATTCTACCCATTCGTGGAATTTATCTAAGTCAGCTTCCAACTCTTTAATACGCACAACATCAAGCTCACCTCTTGCTTGCCAACCTGTCCATGCACTCCAACAATTATCTGAGTCAAGAAACTCCGCACTAAATTTAGTTAGCCACCACGCTTCAAACTGTTCTGAAAAATCTTTTAAGTCAGCCATCATTCACTCCCTAAAATGGTGCTTGTTCTGTAGGTGCTTCATCCATCCAGCGACCTTGATTGATGTAGGTAGATGGGTTTGGTATAAACTCACCATCCTGTTTGATCCATTGCTTGCTGGTAGTCTGCCATTCTAAAGCTACCATAACTTCATCAATACTAGGCTTTGCTTTACTCCAATATTTTCTAGCAGCTTCTTTACCTACCTTCTTAGGATATTTAATCCAGAACATTTCAAAGCCATCATCAATACCTACATGACGTATGTTCTTTTCTTTCTTATCTAATCTCTTCTCTTCTATTCTATTCTCTTCTGCCGTGATGAAATCTGATGCCGTCATGATGCCGTCATGACTCTCTACATATCTTGACGTATCATGCTGTATCTTAATGTCTTGAATCATGTGTCGCATCTTAGGATTACTGGTAGCAGAACTCATTAATCTCTTAGCCACTTTCATGCAAGTAATCTTGCCATCGTTGTTCTCAAACAAGCCTACAGAGATAAATCTCTTCATCATCTCTTCTACTCGCTGTGCGCTTGATCCTGTATTACGAGCAATCACTCGTGCATCATGCTTCAGCTCAAACGTAATGTTATCTGCCGATGTTTTACCTACGATCAACTCTATGCAGTACCAGTACAGACCATAACCTTCTAACCCATAATCAAGTAATACTTCCTGCAACTTTTCATCTAAGTTTGCATTTGAATCGTGTCTGAACCATTCCATTTATAACTCCCTTTGTGTAAGTTATTTATACATTACAGGATAATTAAAAATCATGCAAGTAATTATTAATTTCTTTTTTAGCTTCCTCAAATCCGTAGCAAACAACTGTCGCATAGTTCATTGAACTAGCATTAGACATAAACTCTTTCTGGCTATCTGATACTTTTCCACCCTTTGCCTTCATCTCTATAAATAGACCGTGATGATGAAATGTTGGGATCATTAGGAATAGATCGCTTACACCATTAGTGAATCCCTCTGCCTTCATATTATTCATCTTAATAGCCCTCATTCGTGAGTCACCAGCCAAATGTGCGCCATTAGGTATAGCAAATAAATAACCAGAATACTTTTTATATTGAAGTCTAAACCATTGAATTACTGCCACCTGCTCTTGATGTTCTGTCATTTTTGTACCTTTATTGAAAATAATTGCATTTATTTTAGCATTATTTGTGTTTACCCTATTGCATGGTGTATAAAACTTCTATAATATAACTACATCAACTAACCAAACGGAGATTTAAAATGACTACTCAAATCAATGCAACTCAAATGAAACAAGGTGATGTAATTAGTTTTTACGGATCTGAATTTACTCTAGGTGAAGTTCATAGCAGATATGTTGGTACTGATGAAGAAGTATATTGGTCAAAAGGTGTTTGCACTAAACCATCAGAGCAAATGATTAATGATCCATATTTCTTTAATGCTACTACTGGTGAATATGCTTGGCAGTTTCAAGGTAACTCAAACAGAAATTTAACTAAAGTAAACTAACTTAATGCCCTTCGGGGCTTGGAGAAATAAAATGAAATTAAACGAAAATCAAATCACACTCTTAATAAATACTTTAGATCCATCTATTGAATATTATAAAGATGTAAATAACAGAATGTATCAAGAGTTACTTGCTTTAAAAAAACAGCTTCTTGTTGTAACTTTTCATAATAAAAAATAAGGGGTAAATAAAATGACTAAAAAAGAAGCAAAAAAAATTGGTGAGCTATTCAATAACATTCTAGTAGCTAAAATTATGGCTAACTCAAATAGACAAAAAGGTGATATTGACGGAGTTATGTATTGGCAGAAGGATGAAGCATTAAATACGATTGAGCTTCATGAGATGGGAATACCAATGGCAGGATATGAACCCAGCTTGGTTATTATTAAAACATTTAAAGAAGTTAATGGGGATGACTAAAATGACACATTATCAACAAAGAAAAGTATGGAGAGTAAAACTTAATGATGCACGTAACGTAGACAGGGATCATAGCCCAGATCGTTATAAACATGATGCCAAAGTTCTTAATAGAGCCATGTCTATGTTCAAGATTACTGGCAAATTAGCTCAATGGTAAATAATTTAAATGACACAGTAGGGGGATATATGACAGAAGATAAAACACCTAAAGAATTAAATGAATTATGGGTATCTCATTTAACTAATCAATTTTTTCTTAATAGATTTAGCATGGTTATTCAATGCCAATTTCGTTTTTTAAGCAAATTACATAGAAAGCTAACAGTTGATGAAATGAGAAGTATGAAGCATTATCCACATAAATGGGATGGCAATATGACTGTATTTGGGTATTTAACGGCATTTTATCCACATATAGCCATAAGTTTAGAAAAAACAGATGAATATGATTTAATTACAAGACTTAAATTAGTTAAATTATTATTAAAATTAAATAAAGTTGTTCCTTCTAAATTAAAACGTAAAAAAGAAAGAGCCGAGATAAAAGATGATTTAAAAGAATATCAAGCCGTTTGCATTGAAAAAGTTGCTTATAAACAGTATAGACTTGACGCTAGTATTCATGGTTGGAATAAAGCCAAATAAATGAATAAATGTAGAATTAATGCTTGAATTATTAAATTAGATGGATTAGTATTACACATCGCAGCAAATTATGCGATTAACTAATAGAAACGGTGGAGATTAAAATGAAATTGAAAACAGTAAAAATTTACAGTCAAAACGAATTGCTCAGAGGTAAAGATTTTGATGTTTACTACAACGATGTAAATGACATTGAAATTATCGCAGTTGAAGAAGTTGCTAACGTAGTAAACCTTCTTCCTACCCTAGACGCACAATCAATAAAAGATGTTATCAAGAGCCTTAAATATAAGGTTGAAAATGATAATGCCCTAAAAGTAGCAATCCAATTTACCCCAGAACAAAATGCAGCAAATGCAGTAGCACTAGCTGAAGAAAATAAAGCAATGGGGTACTCAAATGATTGATTACAAAAACTCAGTAGTTGCTAAAGAAAGCAAACTAGAATGCTTCTTAGTTGGATTCTGCTTTGTTGGATCAGTTGTGATGTTAAGTATACTTTACTTTTTATTGGGAGCTTAATCATGGAATATATGCCAGACTTTGGTGATGATCGTGAAAACCAAATCAATGAAGAAGAGTACAAGTTGTGGGAGCTAGAATGTTTGCTCAAAGAAATTAATTCAGATTTAAGATTACTTGGAGATTCAAAATGAAAAATATTGCAATAGCATTCATTAAGGCTAAGAAAGAATTTAGCCCAGCACTAAAGAATAAGGTTAATGGTGGATTTAAGAGCAAGTACGCAGATCTGGGTGCTTGTCTTGATGCAGTAGATGATGCATTCCTAAATAACGGCATTGCTATGTACCAAGAAACTTGTGCTGATGATACAGGGATCACCATTGAAACAGTTTTACTGCACGAGTCTGGCGAGTTTCTTAAGTGTGGCAGATTACACCTTCCAGCAGCTAAACAAGATCCACAGGGCTACGGTAGCGCATTGTCGTATGCTCGTAGGTATTCTTTGATGACAGCCTGTGGCATTGCTCAAGAAGATGATGATGGTCAAGTTGCTACTAAAGCAGCATATGAAGCACCTAAGTCACCAGCACCAGCATTAAAGCCACCAGCACTATCAGATGCTGAAGGCAATGAGTGTAAGAAAGCAATGGCTGGCTGTACTGATATGGAAACACTAAAGGGTATCTTTGGTGGTGCATATAAACGTGCTAACGATGTACAAAAAGAAGAGCTTAATGATTTTTACAAGGTAGCTAAATTAGCATTAGAGGGGATTAAATAATGATCATAAATTCGTTATATGGCTTAACTCCACCAAGTAAGAAAGAGGTGGATAGCCGTAATGCCAAGATTGCTAAAGCAATTAAGGCAATGGGGCATAAATATTTACTTTCTAAACCTTATCCGAGAATACGATAATGACTTCACTATACCAACTAACAAATGATTTCAAATTGATCCAAGCTAAACTTTTGGATTCAGACTATGACGATGTGACAATTGCCGACACATTAGATGGAGCTACAGGTGATATTGAAACTAAGGCAGTTAATGTTGCCATGTTCATTCGTAACCTAGAAACAAGTGCTGAATCTATCAAGCTGGCTGAGAAAGAAATGGCTGATAGACGTAAATCAATAGAGAAGAAGGCTGAATCTATTAAGCAGTATTTAAAAGACAATATGCAGCGTTGTGGCATCACAAAAATAGAATGCCCATACTTTGCCTTAACGATCAAGAAAAACCCTCACAGCGTTGTTATTGATGATGCTGGAGCTATTCCTTGTGAGCTTTACGTGTACCCAGAAGCACCACCAGCACCAGAGCCTTATCCAGATAAAAAAGCAATTGCAGAATTGCTCAAAGCTGGCAAAGAAGTAAATGGCGCACATTTAGATCAAGCAGAAAGATTAGAAATTAAATAACTAAAGGAAAATAAAATGAATAACTTATCAGCCACAGGTCGTCTAGGTCAAGACGCAAAATTAAGTCATACAGCAAATGGTGACGCAATCTGTAATTTTTCAGTATCGCTAACAGCAGGTTATGGCGAAAAGCAAACGACAACATGGTTAAACTGTAATTTATGGGGTAAGCGCGCAGAAACACTTGCGCCAATGCTTCTAAAGGGATCACAGATAGCTGTACAAGGCGAGATTAGCTTACGACCATATACTGCAAAGGATGGTACAGAGAAATCAAGCCTAGAGTGCCGTATTGTTGATGTGACATTACTTGGTAGCAAGGCAGATGGTGCAACTAAAGAAACAGCTACCGCTTCTGGTAAGCCAAATCCACCAGAAGATTTTGAGGATAGTATACCTTTTTAGGGAGATTACCATGTCTAGTAATAGCATTACTGGCGATAGCCTAGTTAGTAAGGTTGGCAATAAAGAGCAGCAGGATAAATATTCAGAAGGTTTTGATCGCATCTGGAATAAGAAAAAGAAGCCTTCTGAGTGGGATGAAAATCGTATTGATACCATAGGTCAAAATGGTAACGATGGTTTGCATTATTCTGAGGCTAACGACAAATGAAACTTTATGAAGTTCCAAGAGATACCAGAGTAAAAATTGATACTGGTGAAGAGTTTGATTTCAAGAGTATTGATGGTATGTACTCTTATTGCAAAAACGATAAGGGTCAGGTAGTACATCTAGCTGCATGGACTGAGGTAGATATTGTAGAAATTTGTAAGTAGTAGTAACAATTTGTAAGAATCCTTGCAAGGTAGTTAGATATAAACGGGTGTCCTGTGTAAGATAAATCTCAGGTGTCGTTCTAATCGGCAAAGTATCTAGCCCATGAAATACTCAATTGTTTTTGAGCAATCAAAGTATATGAGAGTATTGATTGGAGTAGGTATTTAAAGAATGTTCACGTAACGTGAACTATTGAGAAAGTTGTACTACCGAGCAGTAATTTTGATAGAATGTATATAGATTGTATATACAGATATTACCGATAGGGGGGATAGTTATGTCATGCCAGAAAGAATGTAGCAATTGCCAGAGCTGTGATGATGAATTGGCTTATAAGCAATGTGTTGCTAAGAAGAAAGAGGATATATCTGTATTAGGTACAGTATTATTATTTATTGCAATGCTACTAATAAGTTATATCTTGTGGGGATCTGTTTTTGATTTGTTTAAGGGATCTTCATGTGCAGTAGAGGTTAGCTTCTCTGGATCAAAGGCTACTTATATTGGCAAAAGCATATGAATGGATGTCATAGTGACTTAGTGCCAGATCGCTGTAAAAGTGATTTGGTATTTCATAGTGATGGAAAAACATCATGGAATTATATATTTACTCGTGATTGTCAGTATTCAAAACAGGATATAATAGATCACAATTGCAATGGATGTACCTCAAGGGATAAAAAATGATTGATGACAATTTAAAGCAATATGCTACAGATCGCCAATGGGAAGTCTATAAAAAAGTAATTGAATTAGGATCAAATAGGAAAGCAGCAAAGCAGTTGCAAATTGCAGCCTCAGTTGTTGATAAAGCAATCAGGGGATTAAAGAAAAAGGCTACCCTTCAAGGGTATAGTCCAGAGCATGACATGATTCATGCATCGCCAGAGCCTCTAGTAATGCGAGGTACATCTACTCTATATAAAGATGGTAAACCAGTTATCCAATGGGTTAAAACTCGCCTAGATGACTTCAAATACCAGCAAATGATGATTGAGGCTGTAGAGGCACTAAAAGAAGAGATACCACGAGTATCTATGACCAAGCTACCAACACTTGGCAATGAAACACTACTTAACTGTTATGTGATCACAGATTACCATATGGGTATGTTGGCATGGCATGAAGAGTGTGGTGAGGATTGGGATCTGAAAATTGCAGAAGAGTTAATAATTAAATGGTTTGCTCAAGCAATAATGTTATCACCAAATTCCAATACAGCAGTATTTGCCCAGCTATCAGACTTCCTACACTTTGATGGAATGGATGCAGTAACACCAGCCTCTAAACACCTACTAGACGTTGATTCTCGCTTTGCCAAGCTAGTACGATCATCTATACGAATACTCCGCACCATCATAGATATGTTGCTACAAAAACATCAGTACCTGCATATTATTATGGCTGATGCTAACCACGATCCAGTTAGTCAGATATGGCTACGTGAATGGTTTAGTGTTATGTACGAGAATGAGCCAAGAGTAACGGTAGATACATCACCTAACCCATACAATGCATATGAATTTGGTAAGACAGCACTATTCTTCCATCACGGACATAAACGTAGGGTACATAATGTATCTGAAGTATTTGCTGGACAATTCCGTGAGATATTTGGCAGAACTAAACACGCATATGCCCATACAGGACACCTGCACCATATAGACGTAAAAGAAAACAATTTGATGGTAGTGGAGCAACATAGAACATTAGCCCCTGCTGATGCTTATTCTGCTAGAGGTGGATGGCTTACTGGTAGAGATGCGAAGGTAATAACATATAGCAAACAATTTGGTGAAGTTTCAAGACTGACTATCAATAGCGATATGCTAAAATAATTTAGATTCAGATACTCTGCGTAGCGTTAAACCCCTGCTTATGATACCACCAGCTTTATTGTATTTAAGCAGGACTTCTTTAGCCCCTTCAATATCGCCACGATTAATCTTCTGACGGAGTGAACTTCGCTGAAGTGTACCAAGACCAAGATTGAAGCTAAAGCTAACCAGAGCATCAAACTGACCTTGTGAAAGTTTGACAGGGCAGTAACGTGTAACCCCTCGTTCAAATCGTATGACATCCGTAACCAGTAATGCATTTGCTTCAGCTACTGAAAATGTACGATTCCAACTATCAGGCAATACACTACCGTTACCAATAAGATGACCATACCCAATAGTCCAGAGTCCAGCAGGACAGCGATACGGTTTAAGTCTGAGTCCTTCATAATGCTTTATTAGCTCCAAGCCTTGTTGCGATGTTTTCATTTTTTACTGAATGCTTGTGTACCAAACCAGAATGCTACGATTGATGCCCAGACAGTTTGCATATCTGTAGACCATAAACTCTTCATTGCATCGTTATAGCTTGTGCCAGAGTGTACGGCATAGTAAAAGCCAAATATCTCTACCAGCACGAGTAGACCAAACAAGCCAAAAGTAATAGCAGGGCGAACCATAGCACGTAAGTTAATAACCCACGTTGATGCACCCTTTCCGATTTCAACGTCATGTTGATATAGCGCAACTCTTTCTGCGCCAGCAGTTGTCGTTTGTATCTCGTCATATTTAATTTCCTCTAAGTCTTTTTGAAGAGTAAATCCAGCTTTTTGCAATTCAAGTTGCTGAGTAAACTGCAATTGCGCCATAGCAAGCTCATGTTTATTATCTGATCTATTCTGAAAAAAGTCTAGTATTTTTGGTACTCCACCAGTTAAGAATGATACGAGTGTAGTTAGTAGTGTAAACATAATTTAGTCATCCAATTCTGGTCTTTCATTAATCTGCATGGCTAGACCTGCATCATTCTCAAAGATACATACCTCAGATTTGTCATCAAGGAATATAACAAGTTCACCATCAAAGATAGCTACCTCTTCAATCTTCTTTCCGATCATGTGCTTGAAGTAGTCTAGTGCTGGGATTATTTTATGGACAGTCATATGAGATACCAATAAGATCGCCTGAGTCTATCATTTCATGAGTCAATTCACTCTCAGCAAGGCAATTATCGCAAACAGTTTCATCACCCTGCTCATTAATGATAAAGGCTTGACGGCACTTCTCGCATAATGCAATGCGATTAATCATAACCTGTTTCAATGCATTGCCCATCCATGTGCAGCAGCGTAGCCGTATAAGAATATTGCTAGACCTGCTGAAGCAACACCCCTTATAGTCCATTTGCCTACTATGATAAATTGCTTGTCTAACCACTCCCCAATGGCTTCTTTGATTGCTTGCTTATGAAGCTCTTTTTGTTCTTCTGGAGTCATGTCATCTTCCTTATAATCATCATTTGGTTTGTTAAGCATACTATTGTCCTAGCAGACCAGATAAATTACCTAGACCAAAAGAATATGTACCTTGTTGTTGTAGTGCGTCTTTAATAAAGTTTGGATTTACTTGTTTGTCAGCATTTCTGTTCATTAGATCAAACAATGCATTCTGTGATCTTGGGTTTGGATTAAATAGAGCCTGTTGTACTCTAACAGCAATATCGGGTGAAAGACCACCAGCCCTAGATAAGCCACTACGAGCAACATTTGATGCAGCACCTAGCCAGTTACCAGTAGCAGCATTAGCTACCATTGGGATCATGTTACTAGCCATACCAGCATCTTGAATATCAACACTCTTCTCTGCCGTATCAGATCCACCACGAACCTTTTTGTAAGTTTTCATTAGCGCTGCTTGAGCCTTAACTTGACTTGCAAATTCTTTATATTTAGCAGGGGAATCAAAGGCATAGCGCAAAGATTCTCGTTGTCTATCTGATTTAAATACTGAGTTAGTGAAATCAACACCCTTAAATTTAGATAGGTTATCCTTAATTTCAGATAACATACCTACTCTGAATGCCTCTTTCTCTGCTGGTTTCATTTTCTTAAGTTTTGATACCAACTCACCTTCATCCATCTTCATGTAATCAAGACCTTTTTTATAGGCTTGTTGCAATCCAATAGAATCAGCAAACTTAGCATTAGCGGTAGCATAGTCTTTGTTGTGATACTTGATCAGGTTATTAAATTCTTTTTTAATGATATTTACATCACCACCATAGCCTGTCATTTTACCAGTTAGCGTATCAGTTTCTTTCTCAACAATTCTATCCAAACCTATTTTAATTTGGTGTAGTACCTCTGTACTTATGTACTGAGCATTGCGAATTTGATCTAGTGATGGTAGTGGTACATGACCTGCATCACCAGTATGAAGTTGATTACGTTCTACAGCAGCCTCGTAAGCCTTCTGAAAAACTGGTCTGTCTACATACTTACGGAATGGCACAGCCGTGATGTCATGGCTATATGCCTTTGGATATTCTTTTTTTGCAGCAGCTTGTTGAGCCTGACCTAGATCATCTATATAATCAAATCCGAATTTACCTTGTGAGTTGATTCCAGACTTTTGTTCAAGACCTTTTATAAGCCTTTCTGCAAGTTGTGTTTGACGTTCATCCAAGAAACTTGCTGTTGCAGTTTTACCTTTATTTGGCACGGCATAGGCAGAAAAGCCTAGACCTCTTAGATTCTCACCTAAGTCAGCTAGTACAGGCGATGGTACACCAAGTCTACGATACTCTTCAAGCATTGCTCGTGCATCGTCTGGTGTTAAGTTTTCTTTGTCTAGGATCTCTTCAAGTTTTTTGCTTGCTACCTTCGTGGCATTTGAATAACCAAGACCATCAATAACATTTCCAATTGCTTTACCAGCCAGATTAATAGCAGATGGAGCTACACCGCCTACTACACCGCCAAGAATGCCAGAAGTGAGCATATTAGCTGGTACGTCACCCATTTCTTTAGAAGTACCTGCACCAGATACAGCACCTGCACCTGATCCAATTAATGCACCACGACCTGCTGTACCCATAACAGATTTACCAGCAGCCAATGCCCCTTTAGCACCCATACCTACAGCACCAAATGGCATAGCAAGACCACCAGCAATTTCCAGACCTGTGTGGGTAACTGGATAATCTTTTGCAAATTGATCTTGTTGTGACCTTAAACGATCACGAATTTCTTTGTATGATTCATCACTAAATGGCGCACGAGTTGCTGCTTCAAGTTCATCACCGAACCCCATGCCAAGACCTTGACCAAGTAATGCCCTAGCACCTTCAGCACCACCGCTATATGGTACATCACCTGCTGGCATATTGGCATCAATCTCTGCTTGAGTAAGACGTTTAGCAGATACGCTAATAGGTGGCACATCAACACCGTATAGACCATTGCCAAGTTTCTTAATACTTGGGTCTTCAGCATCTGGATATGAATCAAATTCACTCATAATATTTCCTTAATTTATGGTTTTATTTTAAACTTACCAGTAGTACCATCTCTGAATGTAGATCCTGATGGCAATTGAATATACTTAGCATCCCTTGAGCTAAATACTGTAGGCGCATATGTTGGTACGGATATGCTCTCTGGTACAGGATAGCCTCTCTCTTCAGTTAAACCGCCAGCTCTACGTCTTGATTGAATAATTTGGTTTGTGCTATCAACTCTCTGTGCATTTAGATCACGTAATGTTTCTAATGCCCTTACGACATCCTGAGTGCTTTTTGCTGTACTTAATTCTTTAATAGCACGTACTGCATCGCCTTCAGTTTGCGTACCCTTGTTTAGACGTAATGATTCATTAGTCATTCTTTGAACAAAGCGATTGTAATCATTGTAAGCTAAAGTTTCTGGATCAGTTGCACCAGCAGCAGATTGCATTGCAAGTTTAGCATTACCTACCAAGTTAAATTTAATACCACTTCCAACAATAGATTGAACTTGTTTATCAATTTGATCGGTTAGTCTTGTTGCATCAAATGCAGTTGTTAAATCTTCACTTTCCAACTTTAATGCAGTAGGTGGCAATGGTTTTTGGAATTTATCGGCAGCAGCCTGTTTCTTAGCGTCAGCAGCTTCTATTTGAAGTTGTCTAGTAGCCTGTTGTTGAGTAATATTACCATTAGCAACTAATTGAGCCAATTCCAATTGACGTTCATTTAAGCTATTTGCAATGTCTTGTTGTGATTTCAATGCTGCTGCTGAATCTTGTTTACCAGAATAGGTTTCATCCATCCTGCCAAGTTCCATAATACGTTTATCAGCAGTTTCTGGATCAATAGCACCAGATAGAAATGACTTGCTGTATTGGTTTGCAAGATTGCGTACTATTGGACTCTGTGCGCCAGTAACGAACATCTCAAATGGGTTATCTTGTTGTCCAGAAGTTTGAACTAATCCAGCCTTACGCAACTTAGGAATAAGATCAGCCTGTGCAGTAAGGGTAGCCATAGGATCTTTAGATAGTGCAGCAATCTTTTGTAGCACAGAAGTATCTACGGTATTCATCTCTGGTGAGATCATTTCTCGTGTTGGAGTACCTTCAACATATTGTTGATTAAAGTTTGGAGCAGTTGCACCTTCTACTGGAGCTTGTGGCATAAAGTAGTTATTAGGTGTTTCTTTGTACTGTGCTGGTGTAGTTTTAAACAGTTGTGGAGTCAATGCTTCAATTTGTGTTTGTCTTGATAGATCACGTTCAGCTAGTTGTTTTTGACGATTCATTTCATCAATCTTAGCCTTTGTTTGGTAATCCTGCACGGCATTATCATAAACACCCTGTGCGCCTGTCATACCTGCCTGTAGTGATTGACCAATGATACGACCTAGACCTAAGTTTTGATTCTTAGGTGCAGCAAGGTAACCAAGTACAGCGTTAGCTATACCTGTAGTACCTGCACGAGTTTTTAAACGATCTGTGGCATCCTGACCTAGCAAGCCTTCCATATAATCTGGTGCAGAAGATCCAAATCCACTTAAATAATCTAATAATCCGTTTGCCATATATTATCCTAACAAGCTAAAATTTGTTTCTCTACGTTTAGGCATTGTATAACCTACCTTACGCAATTCATCATATATATCACCAGTAGGTGCTTGACCAACTTTAACACTACCGCCACCTTGAATCATTGGTTGTTGCTGTGGCTGAAATTGATTAGCTACCATTGCAGCACCTTTAAGGTTATCAACAGTTCCATACTGTTTCAGCATATCCATCATTGATGAAGAAGCTGCACCAGTTGAATTAGCTAAATTCATTGTAGGCATTAATGAGCTAGATAAACCAGTAGTTCCTGCACTAGCAGCACCAGCATCTAATGCCCCCATAGCACTACCGCCTTCAGCAATAGATGATATGCCCATGCCAGAAAATGATGGTAATGCACTTCCCCCTAAAAGACCACCAGTAGCAGTAGCTCCACTTGCACCTGCGCTAGTAATCCCAGCCCCACCTAAAAGACCACCAGTAGCAGTAGCTCCAGTAGCTCCAGCCGTACCAGCAGCAGTACCAGCCCCAGCAGCAGCAGCACTAGCACCCATTGCTCCCATTGCAGCACCACCAGTTGCCCCTATTGCACCGCCAATGGCAGCACCTTTTAATACGTTTTTACCACGAATACCAGCTTGTGCAGCACCAATAGCAGCACCAATCAATGCAGGATAACCCATACTAAGCTCCCTTCACTTTTCCAACTAAGTAGCAGATAGGTTCGATGATAGACCGATAGATACGACCTAGAGGATCACGTTTCTTACCACGCATTTCTTTCCATAAGTCAGCAGTACGATGCCGTGCAATATGCTCTGCAACACGTTTTACAGCGTTTCTTAGAGCATTTGGTGTGCCGTTGAAGGCATAGGCTACGACAGGTAAGAATAACGTGTGATAGCCCTTCTCAATTGTCTTAGCGTTAGGCATAGTTGCAGAATGTTGTAACCAGATAGCCTGACGGAATGAACCGAACCCATAAGCCTGATTCATTGCAGTACAGACAATCTTGCCACCTGATGATGTGCTAGTTGTAGTAGAACCCTGTGGTGTACCAGATAGGTATTGAGCATACTGATTAAGTTTAGCTGTAGGTAAGTTCTCGTTGTAGTTAAAACGATTAATATCTGCCTGTAGAGCAGTATTAGCGTAATCTTCTTGAGCCTGACCAGTTTTAAGCAATTGATTGATGTCTGTGTAATCAGCATTAGCTAGTGCTGGAGCTGCATTAGCAGCCTCTAACTGACGATTCATGTCAGCAGCATTTGTTGTAGCAACACCAGCAGTTGCATTTAGTTTATTTGTGAAGTCTTGTTGTCCAACACCAGTAAGAGCAGAAGCCCCTGCAAGTTGATTAGCAATATCTGATTGAGATAACTGCCCCATTCTACCCATTGCAGCTTCTTGTAAGCCACGTTCATTTGCGTATTGGTTATAGCCAAGTTCACCTGCTTTATTCGCTAGTGTATTAGCAAGAGTTGTGCCAGCTTTATTAAATAGGTTTGCTTGGGCATTAGATCCATAACGACCTGCCTGTGATGCCCCTGATTGTGCTGAGTTTACTGCATCCCAATAAGTGGATGTAGCTGCTTGACCAGCACCCTGTAGAGCTTGTGTAAAGTATGGATTTGAGCCTAAGTAAGCACCACTAGCTGTATTCTGGTTATATGGATTTGCTGCATTAGTCATTTGACCGCCAGCCAACCTAGAATAAACATCGTTAGCCTGTGATGGACTTGTTTGTGATGCACCATATAAATTTTGGTACATTGGTGTTGCTTGGTTAGTTGCAGTTTGCAGGTTACCTAAGTTTGCTTGAGCTGCTGGTAGCAATGGATTACCGCCAATAGCACGATTACCTGCTGCTGATAGAGCTGCATTTGTATTTGCAGAAGGGCTAACATATGTCTGACCTGCATAGTATTGGGGGCT